TCTTGCATTCTAAATGGAGCCTTCTTACCAGAGCGAAGATCTAGACGATCTCCAGTGAGTTTGTAAGAAACTTGAGGAGCAATTGCGTCTTCCTCTGCCTTTTTGTTGTCTTTCTCGATCTGCTTATCTAATTTTGTAATCTCTTTTGCAAGAGTTGCACGAACAGAGTCGATTGCCTTGTTTTCAATAACATCTGTCTCGTCTAGATCTTCTTTAGCAAGACCAAGTTGATCATCGGCTGCTTTAAGGATATTTCTAAGATTCTCGTTTGAGCGCTCACCAGTTTGCCAGTCTTTAAAGCCACCACGAATTGACATTGTTGGATCTTGTAGAAGATCGAGTGCGTACTGAACACGACCTGAAGGTCCTGGCTCAAAACCATACTCTCCCATATCAATTGCAGATACTTCATCTCCAGACTCAAAACCTTCCATCTCTTTATCTTGATAATCAGATAGGAGAGGGCTGTTAAATGTAGGATCGTTAAAGAAAGCTGCAAGCCTTGTAAAGTCTTTATTTTTAGTAAGCATTTCATGGAAACGCTCGTCTTTACTTACACTAGTAAGCCATTCGTCAGCTGTCCATCCTTCTTTAATAGGATCTTTACCTGACTTGGAACCCTTTCCGTCAGCTGGAGCTTCTGGTGTAGGAGTTTCTGCTACAGGCTCTTCTTCTTCTGTTGCTGGCTGTTCTGGAAGATCAGCTGGATCAATAATGTCTTGAGTTTCTTTATAGGAATTAATAACATCTTCGGCAATTTGACGAGCTTCTGCTTTATTCTTTGCAGGGTAGTTTTCTTCGGCATCTATTCCACGATCAGGAGAAAGTCTAACTGCATCTGCTGACCAATTTCCATCTTCGTCTTTTCCATATGAAACAATAGTGTTGTTATCTATGTCGTATTCCATACGACCTGTTTCTTTATTCTTTTTAAACTTTATTGGATCCTTTTCTTCTACAGGATCATATGCACCATTTAATACTGCTCCGTTGACCTCGTCCATACTGTAGTCACGCAACTTAATTGCATCACGAAGGACCTCACTTGGGATCTGAGTAGTTTGTACTTCATTATTCTCGTCTTCAACACCAAAAGGTGCAGATCCGTTTTCGTCAAAAAGATTTTTAACAGCGCCGTTATAAGATTCGATTAAATCGTCATCTGATAGCTCTGAGTTAGCTAGCTCGAGAGCTTGCTTACGCTCTTCTTCACTAAGAATTCTATCTTGAGGAGGTGTAGAGCCTTCTGGCCACTCGACAGGTCCATCCTTTGGAAGATACGGGGTGTAGTCACCGTTCTTTTGGAAATCTGCTTTTTCTTCTTCTGTAAGTCCATCAAGAAGTGCTGGAAGTTTAGATGGTTCTGCATCTTCAGTAATTTCTGGGATCTCTGCAACAGGAGTTTCCTCTTCTGCAGGTGCTTCTGGCTCTGGAGCCTTTGTTACTTCATCAAATACTTCGCCAAGCTTCTTTGGCTCGCCAATTTTTCCTTCTTTATCTGCTTCACGTTGTGCAGCAAGTGCATCTTCGTTCTCATTTGTTTCAAGACGCTTATCGTATGCTTGAGCGAGTGCAAGTTCTGCATCTCCACCCTTTTCATCGATTGCTTTAAGGATTGCTTCGGCTGGAACTTCTTGTTCTCCACCAGTTGGCTCACCATCTGGACCGACACCATCAGGGAATGTTAAACGACCAAGACCAGTGTCGAGTGCGTCATCAAGACCTTCAACAAGTTCATCACCTTGGAACATATTTGCAAGAGATGCAGGATCGTCATACTCAGAGACTGATCGATATGGCGCAGTTGGATTTTTAATCTCGTATGTATCTTCTGGAACCTTGTACTCAAACTCTGGTGATGCTTTTGCAGGAGCTTCTGGTTCTGAAAGACGTGCAATCTCTTCTTTCTTAAATTTATCTTGCTGATCTACAAGTGGAGTCTCATCCTCTAGAGTGTTGTCATCCTGCGTGATTCGTGCAAGAGGTGTGCGACCTTCTTCTTCATCAAGGAATCTTTGATCTGATTGAATTCTTTGCTGTGCATCGTTCCAGTTCTGTGTATATGCAAAAGGAGTTCCGCCACGACGTGAAACTGCGTATATTGGTTTTTCTGGATCCCAGAACTGTTTACCTGAATCTGAATCTGTCTCGCCTTGCTTATCAATTGCAGCATCATCTAAATCTTGAGCTGATCTACGCTTATTTGTTTCAGTTAAAGATGCAAGAGCACGCTTGTTATCATCAAACTTAACTACATCATATGCTTGATCTGTATATTTAGTTGTCCCCTGTGCACTTCCCTTTTCATCTTTATCAAATGAGCTAGGGCTTTCCATAAATGTAAGATCTGCTTCATCAATAATCGGATCATCCATATCGTCTGCTGTTGAACCAGACTTAGTGAACCCATCTTTCTTTGCTTCATCACTTGCAAGGAAGTCATTACCTCTTGCTTGACGAATTGGCATTGCAACAATACGACCATCACCAAGTTCAACGTCTGCAAGTTGTGGACTGTAGATGTTCTGACCTACTGCACGACCTGTAAGGCTTGCTGTGCTTCCATCACGACGCTTTACTTTAATACCAAGGCCACCAAACATCTCAACCCAACGGCCAAGACGATCACGGAGCTGGAGAGCAACACGAGCACGCTTTGCAGCAGCAGAGTTTCCTCCACCATATGCTGCAGTAAGTGCATCTAGAGGAACGTGACCTTGCGGAAGGTTCTCAAGACGTGTAATTGCATAAAGTTTTTCTGGAGAGTTAGCTGGAGCAAGCATTGCAGATGCAATAAGTGCTTTAGCATCTTCATTTGTAATGCGTGGATCATCTATAACCCACTGGACGTGTGTGCGAATCATCGCTGAAGCCGTCATTGAGTGTGCACGAGTTGAACGAGGGTGTGTAAGAGGAAGAAGATCGGTATTAAATGCTGTTAAGCCAACTACCTTGTTGTGTTTTGCTAGTGCGATGTAGTTTGAGAGCTCTGTGAGCGCTTGATGCTTTCGAACCGAAAATGGCAAGCCTTCAGAAGAATGTAAAGACCTAGAGATAACACGAAAAGCTGAGCGACGATTAACTCTGCGAGTATTGGTTGTGAATTCATTAGCTGCCTCAATCATTTGTAGGGCTTCACTGCGAATAATGCGTGCTTGCTGACGAGTACTAAAGGTAGTCTCGCTTTGAGATAGAACGTAAAGCTGTCTCTTATCTTTCTTAGACATTGTCTTCTCCTTTTTTAGGCAGAAGATCTGAGTCCATGCTTTCATAACCTAGTGAAGCAAAGTTAGATGCTCTTTTAAAAGGATTTTCGTTGTTACGAACTCCACGAAGCCAAGATGCACGAACTGCATGCTCTGCTTCGTAACCAAACCCAGAGAACTCGGCTAAAGAAAGAATAGCGTGCTCTGGAGAGTCGTAGTCTTCTTCATTTCTAAGTTCTACAGTAAGCTCTTGTTCGAAACGATAGTTCTCTGCAAGCTCTTGAAGCTCTTCTACTGTTTGAACTTCTCTTCCGAGTTTTTCGCCTTCGAGAACTCCGACATCAACGATCCCATCTGGGATAACCGCGAAACGACACTTCCCCTCGTCCTCGACTTCTTGTTCGATGATTCTGCACGAGCCGTTACCCATGTATAGAACACATGAAGAGCACTTGACTCCGATTCCTTTGTATTCATTTTCTGCGGCTGGGGTATATCCTGCCCAAATTCCTGTTGCATCTTCATTAAACTTTCCGTACTTATCGGCAATTTCGATAAGTGCTTCTGCTAGGTCTGCTTCTTCTGGAACTAATCCAGCTGAAGCAGTGATTGAATTGCTTTTCTTAGTTGAACGAGGATGCTTTGCTGGAAGTAAGTCATTGTCTGACTTGTACGCTGAGTTTGCTGGCTTCCCAGACTTCAACATCTTAAGAAAAGCATTAACACGAGCCATAGCCCAACCATTGCGATTCATACCTGGGCGATGTGATACCGAGTATGCACCAGCACCACGGCGATAGACTGCTTTAAGCATTCCTAGAGTTGCACGACGGCCTTCTCTTGCTTTTTCGTTGTGATCTGCTACTTTATTTTTAAGAGATGTTTCAACTGCCTTAGAAAAAACTACTTTGCGGGATCCTGATGCAGATCCTTTTTTATTTTTACTAGAGCCCTTAACTTGATCTTTCTTAGGAGCAGGAGTTTGAGAAACTGTTCTTTTCTTTGTTGCAAGTTCTGAATCATCTGATGCATCAACAGGAACGCAGTTGGGAACCATTTTTCCATTTTTTTCTTTCATCCCTATTTGCTTGTAGCCTTCCCAGCACGGATCTCCCGCTGAAACAAGTGAAGTAACTACATTATCAATTGGCTGATCAGACATTTTCTGTTTCCTCAGGTGCTGTCTCTGCATCTGGGGATTCAGCAACGTTTCCTGCTGCCTCTGCACCTGCAGATGCTTGCTGAAGTGCTTGCTCAACCTCTGGAGGTAGCGGTGCAACGGAAGCTGCCTGCTGTGCGCTGCGAATTGCATTCATAACATCTGGTGCAATTGCTCCGAGCATTGCTTCTGTAAGTTCTGGTGTGAGGGCTCCACGCTCTGAGAGCATACGGATTGCCATCTCTGTTGGAGTTGGTGCATCTTGATCTGAGAAGCCATGAGCACGACGCCATGTGTCGTAAGAAACTGCGCCACGATCAAATCCTGAGTCAGCATCTGCTGCACGGTCATTACGAGTTGCAATTGCTGATGGGTCATACCAAACAACAATGCGATTTACTTCTGTATCTGTAAATCCACTTGCAATAAGGTATGGACGAAGATAAACAACAGTAAGTGCATCTGCAATAAGCAACATCATTGGTTCTATGTGTGACTTGTAAAGAGTTTCATCAATCTGAAGTGCATTTGAATACTTAACATTTGCAAGACCAGTTACAACATCCTTTGGAACATCTAGTCCCTGAAGGATGCGCTCTAGTACACGGTCAGAACGCTCAGCTAACGCTGGGTCGAATGAACGCTCAAACTTAAATTGCTTAATCTTGTCGCCAAGTTCTGCAGGACCACGAATAATAAGTGGGACAACTGCTGATGCGGACTCTTCGTCACGAATCGGAGTTGTCATTGCATCCATTAGCTGCTCTTCGAACTCATCTTCTGCCTCTTCAGCAGTAAAACCAGCACCGATGCCGTCTTCAGAATCGTATGGATAGTCTGGATCCGCTTGAGCAGCAACAGAAAGACCATCAGGTAAATAAAGAGCACCAGCATTAAGGCGAGATCTAGCAGTTGCACGGAATGTCCTGTTCAGTAGTAGGAGTTCAGCGCAGAGATCTAGAAGACCACGCAGTGATGAATCGGCTTCATCTGAGTAACGAGGATGTGAACGCCAGATGCGTCCTACGAATGCATTCTTTGAAAGCTTTGTAGCCAATCCATTATTTGCATTATTCCCAGAGACACCTTGCTCACGGCGACCAATAACATTGAATCCTCCTCGAGGATCAGTTGTTACTTCATCAACAGAACGAATATCCCAAGACTCGGGAAGACCAGCTCCAGTTCTAGCTGGCATTTGAACGAGGTAGCATTCCCCAGTAACCGATAAGTTAAGTGCTGCATCTTTAAGTAAACCTGCCTGTCCTCCGTATGCGGAATTTAAACGATCAAGTGCACGCTCTGCTGCTTGAGCCAAACGATCATCAACTCTATCTGAGTTGCGAACAGATACTGGAGACTCAGCTGGGTCATCAATAACTGCTGCATAAATTCTAATTCGTGAAATTACTGATGCAACTAAGTTGAATGCATATTTAACTTCACCGATTGCGTCGTAGTACTCCCAAGCCTCTGCTTGCCACGCACTTGAACCTGCTGAACGACGAGCTCTGAATTGCTCGTATTCACCTTTGTCATTAATCTTTAACTGAGCGGCCGCTGCAGTAAGAGAACGAGGTGTTGAGTAACTAACTGATTGAGCTTGATTTGTTGTAAAGATAGATGAGATAGATGTAGGAGTTGGGGGTGAGGCAATTATTTGAGTTGATCTAGAAAATGTTGATCTTGTTCTTTTACTAGCAGCATTTTTAGGCGCAGGAGTCGGCTCGACTGATTCGTCGTTGGTAAAAATTCCCATTCTTACTCCTCGTCAATTCTGCTGCGGAACATGAGGGCTGTCACTTATCCTCATATGCGGTCAACAATCCTGCAATAGCAGACAACGCTGAAATGGTTGCAACTATGTAGGTTACTTCAGGGATAATGATAGCGGATACTAGAAAACCTGATCCTACCCAAACTGAGGTACACCACTCGCAGGTCAGTAGATATCCGATAAAGGATTTCTCTGGCGGACACTTCTTCCAGATCCAATTACGGATCGGATTGAAAAGAGTATCTCTGGTAAAGAAGCGAGTTCCACGATATGTAGCAAGAGCTAGGATAATAAATTGCCAAGTTGAAATTTGACTCATTCGATTGGATCCGCTGTTGAAAAGACTGAGCTGTTCTGCCCATAAGGATTCCAAGTGCGTAGGCGTGAGCCACAGCCGCAATTCTCATCCTTGGTAAAGGCGATGGTCTTGCCTGTGTCGGTTTTGATGGTCGTAGTCTTACCATTTATCAGTCTGGCAGTGAAACCCTCTCTAAAGACCAATTTAGGACCTTCTGGAGAGTCTTGAGCAATAAGTATGTTATTTCCTAGGAGCACAACTCGAACTCGGTCTATCTTGCGAGTTCCTTCTGGGCTTGGCCCACTTGTAGCAAGATCAGAGACGGCTACAGAGTTAGGTGGAGCAATCCAAGCGACCGCTGGAAAGACATCTGCGAGAGAACGCATAACTAGTCTCCTATGTTTGTGTATTCGGTAGGTATGTAAAACTCATCCCAGCCGAGGTAAGACTTAGCTAGAGGCAACGGAACTAGTATAGGGGTTTGTCTTGAAGTTGCGCCTATCAGTGAATCAATATCCTCTGGGCTCTTAACAACTTTAAACTTCTTCCAAGCATGGTGAGAGATGAGGTGAGAGATTGGGAAAGCCATTGGATAGGCAGATCTAGGACTAGTCATAGTCTCAAGACGGCGAGAGTGGGGGCGCTTAGAAATTTTAGGGTTGCTCCAAATAACTACTGCAAGATCTTCTTCGCTGTAGGTTCCAGATGCTGTTGTATATGTTCTAGCCATTGCTCAAACGCCGTGCCATAGCTCGATAGGTGACACCAGCAGCCTCTGCAATTGCTGCGGTGGGAACCCCACGACCGCGAAGCTGTTGAGCAAGCTCAGTCAACTCTCTGTTGGCAACTGCCAGCGGGCTAGTAGGAGAAGTCTTGGCACGATAACGCTTTGAGAGGGCTGAAAGCTCTTGGAGTTTAATCCTCAACTCGGTGGGGACGCCGGGAGATACGGATCTTAGGCGAGGAGCATTCTTGGTAGGAACGGAAGTTGTAAGGGATTTTGGAGGAGGCAGAGGAACAGCTCTGAACTGCTTTGTATCTTCTGCTCTACGAACCCAGAAGTGAATCGTCGTCTTAGGACGCTTGGGGTTGAGCGAGTCTCCAATAATGGCAAGGGACCATCCAGCTTTCCACAGCGCTCTCAGGCGTGCTTCCATCTCAGCTCGAGTGAGGGAGGAGACATAGGTAACTTCATCTATAGGAAGTTTTGGCTGGTTAATCATGGGTCTTATTCTACAGGCTTTTGAAAGGGTCGTTCAGGAATCTAGAAGAGGGAAAATCGTATTGTACGAAAGGGGAGAATATATGAACCTTTACATAAATTGCTTTTGACCTGCGAGAAGGGTACGGATGGTTTTTGACATTTTTGAAATCGTTCCGGGCTTTTTTCTAGACTTTTTTACCTCCTGGTTTTTTTTCTGACTTTTGCAGGTTTTTTCTATATAAAGTCTTCTATAACCTTTTGTTACAACTTTTTTTGCTTTTATCAGAGAAAAGTTAGTCATTGAAAACATTATTTATTTTCTTTATTGTTTTTAAAAAGCTTTTTTATTTTTATTACTTATCTAGTTGATCTAAGTTACTAACAAGAATATAAAGTAACTTAACAAGTCTTAGGTCAAGGCTTAGAGGTTTTAGGTCAAGGCTTAGTTACTACCTAGTAACTTAGCCTCCTGCCTATTAGCCTAGAAAACTATGACTAGTCATAGTCAAGACACGCCCAAGAAATAACACTTGACAAAGTGCAGGAAGGTCATGTATCTTTATCTTATTGGAACAGGGAGTTCCAATACATACAAAGGGAGAAACAAATGTCATACGGAGTCTCAATAACAGTAAAGTATACAGAAACAACTTCAACAGGAACTATCACTAAAGAAACAAACTACAACTTCCACGTTGATACCGCAGAAGGTGCAAGTAGCCTAATTATTGACACCGCAAAGAATGCAAAGGGAATGAATGCAATTGTTCAAGAAGTAAAAGTTACAGAAGAGAACCAAAACTCTTATGAGAACCCTTACCGCAACCTTTCAGATAGCGAAATCTTGGACTTACTCCTAACCAAGTAACCGCAAGATTTAGCCCCCCTATCCAAGGGGGGCTTTTTCTTTTCCCGACACGCCGTAAAAGCTTTTTCTTTTATATCTTGACAAATGTCAGGAAGGTCTGTTATTGTTCTCTTAGTGGTTCAGGGAGAACCGCAAAACAAAAGGGAGAAACAAAATGACAACATCACCAATGACCGTAGAGTTAGCAATCAACCCAGTTCAACTCGAACTGATCAAAATGGCTTTAGAACTTGAAATCAAAACTTATGGCGGAAGTAAAATGCAAATGACCGCAGAACCTGCTCTTCGTATTTTTGCTCGACTTATCGGAGAACCTATCGGACTTCCAAAGTTTAGAGGACTACAAGGACGCAAGGACGCACTTCAAATAGTTACAGACTTCCTCTCCCAGTGGGAGGACGGCAGGGCTACTGAGGTCTAGTAGCCAACTCCCTAAAGAACCCCTCGAGAAATCGGGGGGTTTTTTATTGGGCGTGTCTATTGCAAATATCAGGAAGAAGGTTTATAGTTGTCTTAATGGTTCAGGGAGAACCGCAAAGGGAGAAAGAAAAATGACAAACCCATTCATGGCAGTAATTGACTGGATAGATGAGAACGCTGATTTTGGCGCACCTATTGGCGCTTTTATTGGTGTAGCAATTGCAGTCGCTCTATGTTTTATCTTTGGAGCATAATGTTAATAGCAACCGTAGCAATAATCGCAGGGCTTCTAGGAACTGCATTCGCAATGATTCAAGACCCAATCGAACAAGAAAGGGAATAGGGAAATGGCTTCAAC